AACACTGGTAAAGCTTACAAGATGAAGCAACCAATGCCATTAGAGTTGCGCTTAAAAATGAGTGAGCAAAGGCGTGGACGCATCATGTCGGAAGAATCCAGCATTAAAAAAAGTTTGGCTACAAAGGGTAGGCCGCTGTCAGAGTCAAACCGTGCCAATATTGCAAAAACTTGGTCTGACCCTGAGTTACGGGCAAGACACTCACAACGAATGAAAGAGGTTATAGCCATGAAAAAAATGATCACCCCGCCTGTCAGCCCTGCAAATACAGCCCTGCCTTGGGCTACGGCATAATTAAAAAAGGGCAACCCGCTGGCCCTGACAGCGGATAACTAAATGGAGAATGAAGATGGAAAAAATCAGCCTGTCAACCAATTTGGTCAATGGCATTTTGCAGTACCTTGGCGGTCAACCGTATGCACAAGTTGCAAACCTGATCACGGGAATCCAGCAAGAGGCACAAGGTCAGATTGCGCCTGCTGAACAAGCTCCAGTGGTGGAGTGAGGGATGACGGACTCTGTCGAAACCCGTTTGGCCGTACATGAAGCCATCTGCACGGAGCGATACAACAGCATTGATCGTTCTTTGCGGGACGGCGACAAGCGCATGACCAAGATCGAGATACTCCTGTATCTGCTGATCGTGGCTGTGTTGTTCGGCCCAGGGGTGGCGGGAGAGTTCGTCAAAAAGATTTTAGGGATATGAAATCGACCCCATAACTGCATTTGCCCTCTGCAAGGGTGCTTATGAGGGTATAAAAGGTTGCATATCCGTCTATCAAGACCTGAAGAAGACCGGGTCTGATCTGACAAAGATTACTGGAGAAGTTGGAGGAGCACTGTCAAGCTTCTTCAAGGGACACGCAGAACTTGAAGCCAGCCACGAGAAGGCTGAAGTTCAACGGGAAGAAAATCAAAGGAAGGGGATCAAAGACGACCTTGCCACACAAGCCATCGACAATGTGATGTATCTGCGGCAGACCAAGCAGTTCTATGCTGATCTTGAGAAAATGGTGCGCTGGGAGATGGGAATGCCCGATCTGTGGCATGACATTGTGGAAGAGTACCAGCGGCTATTGGATCAAAAGTCCGAACAGGCGGCGCGTGAGTTGCACGAAAAGCGGGTGAAAGCATGGCGGCGACAAAGATTAAAAAATCAGATGCTGGACAGGGTTCTGGAAACGGCGGCGGTGGCTTTCGTAGTCGGCTACCTGATCTGCCTGATGTGGCTAATCAGTCTTCATCGTCGGGGTCGTTTGGATACATTCTTGTCCTGATCCTTTTTGCACTTGTCTTCGTGCTCGTGCTCCCCCTGGTTGGCCTGATGTATGTAGACACCATGGTCGTCAAACGCGAGGCCAAGGCACAAATGGAAAAGGTCGAAAAATTGCGAAAGCAGATGGAAGAAAATGCCAGAAGAGAAGCTGAACCCAAATGACACCTTGAGCAAGGTGCTGGCCTATGTGGACAGCCCATTCAAGTTGATCGCCATCTTGGTGATGGGGGTTATGGCCTTTGCAGGGTACTTTGTTTGGCAGAACCAAGAGTTCTTGCTTGGTGCGTACAAAGAGAACCAGAGGCTCCCTTCCATCAATGAGGAGCGGGTAGAGGATGCGGCTGGGATGCTGTTCAAACAGACCTCGGCGACTGTGGTGGCGGTGTTCAAGGTCAACCCTCTGTTTGGTAGCCGGGTGGTTCACCGGGCTTATACCCGCGAGGGCAGAGACAAATCTGTTGAAGGGATTGATGTTGGCTTATTTACTTCCAATGCGGCAAACAACCACGATGTCATTCGGCTCATGGCAAACGAAACACCATGTGGTGAATACCTCAAACCACAATCCGAAGTTGGCCTCTGGTACACGGCACAAGGTGTCATCTACACCTGTCGCACACCAGTCCCACCAGACATATCCCGGTTCGTCGGGCAAATTACCGTTGGGTTCAAGAGTGAACCTGAAGACCTGAGCGGAACAGTCGCCATGATGGAGATTGCCGCCACCATGCTCACCAAAAGGAGTCCTTGATGCTTACCCTATTCTCAACCCTGATCTCTTTCCTGATGGGCGGTTTGCCCAAGTTGCTGGAGTTCTTCCAAGACCGCAGTGACAAAAAACATGAGATGGCCCTGGCCCAGCTTCAGATACAGCGGGAGTTGGAGATGCGAAAACTCGGGTTTGAGGCCCAGGAGCGGGTCGAGCATATCAAGTCCGAGCAACTGGAGATGGAAACCAAGTCCAATGAGAAGCAAGCCCTGATCGGCGCTCAACAGGCTGAGATGCAGGCCATATATGCCCACGACACCAGCTTAAACGAGGGCACAAGCACCTGGATGAAGAATCTGAGGGCATCGGTGCGGCCAGTCATTACTTACGGCTTCTTCCTGCTTTTGGTGGGCATTGACGCATCTCTGGCTTGGCACGGCTTCACCACCAATGTGCCTTTTGATGAAATGGCCGACCAACTGTGGGATGACAACACCCAGGCTCTGTTTGCTTCGATTATTGCGTTTCACTTTGGCGGCAGGGCGTTCGGCAAATGAAAGCCAGCCCCCTCGCTTGCGAGGTCATACGCCACCACGAGGGCATTCGGTATAAACCCTACCGTTGCCCCGCAAGGCTGTGGACGATTGGCGTTGGGCATGTGCTGTACCCCGAGCAAGGAAAAATCAAGCTCGAAAATCGTGACGAGTTTCTTTTGCGCCCGGAAGACAATCGCGCATGGACAAAGGAAGAGGTAGATGGACTTCTCAGGTTTGATCTTACAAGGTTCGAGCGTGGAGTGGCTCAGTTTTGCCCCGTTCCCTTTACACAAGGCATGTTTGATGGCCTTGTCAGCTTTAGTTTTAATGTCGGTCTTGGAACACTCCAGCGTTCGACGCTTCGTCAAAAGTTGCTTCGGGGCGATAAAACGGGCGCTGGCAAGGAGTTCTTGAAATACATCATGGGCGGGGGGAAAATCCAAAAAGGCTTGCAAAACAGGCGGATTGACGAGAGAGCATTGTTTTTATCTTGAATGGGTCTTAAAATGCCCCCCAAAGGAGTTCCCGTATGACCACTGCCAGCGGGTTATTGCAAGGCTTTCACAAGCATCACATCACGCCCAAATTCCTTGGTGGCAACGATAGCTCCTCAAATTTAGTTTTGTTGCACCCAATCGATCATGCAATTGCACATTTTGTGCGATGGAAAATGTATAGGTTTGATGGTGATGCTTGGGCATTCAACATGCTCAAAGGTTTTGTTGAAAACGATGGCATCGTGGCAAAGGGCATGAGCCACACAGAAGAAGCCAAAATAAAAATTGGCATTGCAAGCGCAACCAGAAAAAGAAAGCCGCATTCCGAAGAAACAAAGGCCAAAATTTCCGCAAAAAAAGCTGGCAAAGTGAGCAATCGCAAAGGTGTTAAATTGAGCGAAGAAGTCATAGAAAAAATGCGGTGTGCGCGAATCGGCCAAACGCCATGGAATAAGGGTTCTATAGGCGTCATGACGCCGTGGAACAAAGGCAAGACTGGATTGCAAAGCGCTTGGAACAAGGGCATGATTGGCGTGTCAAAATGGCCTGAAGAAAAAAGACTGGCTCATTCACAGCGCATCAAGCAAATTTGGGATAAGCGGAAGCAGGAATCATTATGACTACAGCCCAAGTGATGACATTCGACTCGCTGGTGGAGAACATCCAGTCATATCTGGAACGCTCTGATACCGCCACGCTTGAGAAGATCCCACTTTTCATCATGCTGGCCGAGCAAGTCATTGCCAGTCAGATCAAGTTCCTTGGGAACCTGACCGTCAACACCTCGGCCATGGTTGCCACCCAGGCGATCATTGACAAGCCTGCCCGGTGGCACAAAACGGTCTCGATGAACATCACCGTGGCCGGGAAGCGATACCCAGTTCTGCTCCGCAAGTACGAGTACCTCCGTGAGTATTGGCCCAACGCCACCACCACGAGCGTCCCCAAGTTCTACTGCGACTACGACTACACCCACTGGCTCGTGGCCCCCACCCCTGCCTCGGCTTACAGCTTTGAAGTGCTGTACTACGAGCGCGTCCAGCCTCTGGACTCAAGCAACCAGACCAACTGGTTCACCATCTACGCCCCGCAAGCCTTGCTCTATGGGTCTTTGCTCCAGGCCATGCCGTTCCTGAAGAACGACGAGCGCATGGGCATGTGGCAACAACAGTACGACTTGATCATCCAGACCTTGAAGGTGGAGGATCAGTCTCGCGTTGGCGACAGACAAGCCGTGGCGATTGACACCTAAAG